TGGCACACCTACCCAGAGGCTAGTATTCACACGTTTACCGATCTGTCTGATGAAGAGCTGATGCTGCTGACCTCAGATGACGGCGTTGACGTGCTGGAGCAGTCCACCGAAATGTCGATCACAGTTGACGAATTTGGCGCGGAGGTTGAAATGCCTGTCCACGCCGTGAAGCTCAGCCGCAGAAAGATGAAAGGCGAGCTGTGCATGGAGAGCGTGCCCCCGGAGGAATTCTTCGTGAACCGCTCCGCGCGGTCATTGCAGGACGCATTCGTAGTGGCGCACCGCACTGAAATGCGCGCCGGTGACGTGATCGGCATGGGCTTTGATCCGCAGATCATCAACAAGCTTGACGCCTTTGACGGTGGCTCTGAGATGACAGAAACGGAGCAGTTTGAGCGTGACGGATTTAGTCACGACGTTGACGAGGATGACCTAGACCCGTCGATGAAAAACGTCAGTATCACAGAGGCATATATGCGCTGCGATGTGGACGGAACGGGCGTTCCAATTCTGCACAAATTTCTGCTTGGCGGTACGAAATATGAGCTGCTGGATTTTGAGCCGTGCGATGAGCTGCCGTTTGCCAAATTCGAGGTTGACCCAGAGCCGCACAGTTTCTACGGCCGCAGCTTGGCCGAGATTGTCATGGATGATCAGGACGCCGCAACGTCAATTCTGCGCGGGATCCTGGATAACGTGGCAATGACGAACAACCCGCGAATTGGGATCGTCGATGGTCAGGTTTCGATTGACGATGTTTTAAACAATGAGATAGGCGCGATTGTGCGGATGCGTCAAGCCGGGGCTGTGCAGGATTTGGCTGTGCCATTTACCGCCGGTCAGACGCTCAGCGCGCTTAGCTACATGGACACGCTAGTGGAGCAAAAAACAGGCGTTACGCAGAACGTGGCGCTGAACCCGGATGCGATGCAAAGCACTACCAAGGCCGCTGTCACTGCAACGGTGGAAGCAGCGGCAGGGCAGATTGAGGTGATGGTGCGCAACTTGGCGGACGGGCTGCGCGATCTGTTTGGTATTATGCTGCGCCTGATGCACAAGAATGTTGATGAAGAGCAGATGATGCGCCTCAACGGCCAGTTTGTGCCGGTTGACCCGCGCGTCTGGGACACGTCAATGGACTGCCAGATCAACGTGGGTCTGGGCACAGGCCGCGAAGAAGAGCGTCAGGCAGCTCTGGCGCAAGCGTTGCAAATGCAGACCATGGTTTATCAGAATTACGGGCCGATGAACGGCTTGGTCAGCCTGACCAACATCCGCAACACTCTGGCGGACAGCTTGGCGCTGTCTGGCGTCAGAAATGCTGACCGCTACTTTGCGCCGATCACGCCAGAGATTGAGCAGCAGATGCTCCAGATGCAGCAGCAGGCGCAGGCGCAGCAGGGCCAGCAAGACCCCAACGCGGCGTTCATCCAAGCTGAGCAAGTCAAAGCGCAGGCCAAGATGGCAAGCGATATGGCGAAGCTGCAACTGGATGCGCAGAAAGCGGCGGCCGAGGATGATCTGAAGCGCGATCAGATGGCGCAAGACCTGATGGTGGATGCGGCGAAAGTCGTGGGCCAGTACGGCACTGCCGTGGACATCGCCAGAGTGAAAGCAGAGCAAGAAAAGCTGCGCACAGTCGCCGGGATTGCTCAACCTCAACAGGTACAATAACTACTACATGTAGTTTTTCACACCGTTTTTAGACTATATATAGTGTTTCTGGTATTATCTTAGCGACTGAAATCGCTAGGATAAACCTTGAAAAACGACATCCGAATTGAGGCAGAGGAAGCCCGCCGCCTAAAAAGCGACACGGCTTTTAAGCATTTCCTTGATCTGGTGCGTGAAAACCAAATCCAAGCGTTCAAGTCCAGCGCCGCCGACGACATCGACGGCCGGGAAGAGGCGCACGCAATGATGCGTGCCGTCGATTTGATTGAGGTACAGCTCGACGCGGCAATTGCCGCAGAGGTGCTTCTGAAACGTAAAAAAATAAGAGGTTAGCACCGTGGAAACGACTGACTTAGAAAGTGCTGTTGACAGCATCTTACAAGACCCAGACGTGAAGTCTGATGAAACTAATCCAAGCGAAACTGCGGGAATTGAGGTTGAGCCAACTGACGACGGTCAGAGCGACGCCCCGGAGGAAGCAGCGGAAAGCGAGGATGTTGTTGAAGCGTCCAACGACGCCGATACCGGCGAAGAATTAGACGTTGAAATTGATGACGATGATCTAGCAGAGCCAAGTGAAACGACCAACCTCATCCCCGTCAAAATTGACGGCAAAGAAGAGCGTTGGACATTGGATCAATTGAAGCAGTCTGCGGCTGGTCAGGGGTACATCAACAAACGAATGCAGGAAGTTGCTGCGCTTGAAAAGCAATACAAGCAGCAATTTCAAGCATTAGCCCAACAGCAACAGCAAGCTCTGGAGCTGTACCAACGTGCGGAAGAAGGCGGTCTGATAGCCCCTGCCCCACCGTCCAAAGAGGATTTCACAGCCGATCCAATTGGCTACATGGAAAAGAAATTCGAATTTGACGAGGTTAAGGCGCAGTATGACCGAGATGTCGCGGCGTTACAACAAACGCAGCGTCAGCAAAGTGCGCAAGAACAACAGCAAGAACAAGCCTATTTGGCGGATCAAGCGGAGCAGCTCAAGCGGCTGATCCCAGAAATTGCGCACCCCGAAAAGGGCGCTCAATTACGTCAACAGCTCATCGACACAGGCGTTGAATACGGATTTTCCCCAGAGGAAATTCAAGGCGTCAAGGATAGCAGGCATGTGTTGGCGCTGAACGATGCGCGCAAATATCGGCAGCTCGTAGCCAAGAAGAAAGCTGCAAAAAAAGAGAAGGGTGAAACCCTCCAACCAGTCCGCGCTGGTGCAAAAAAACGTCCAGAAAATGCTGCGGCTACCAACCGCAAAAAGGCGCAACAGCGCCTGCAAAAGTCAGGCCGCATCGAAGATGCGATTGACCTGATTATGAACTCCTAGAAAGGACGATCCAATGGCTCAGCCGAGCAACACGTTTGACAGCTATGATGCTGTCGGTCTGAAGGAAGACATTTCCTCGCAGATCACCCAAATTAGTCCCCAGGACACGCCGTTCTACAGCAAGTCCAAAAAGACTAAAGCCAGCAACACTTTGCACGAATGGCAAACCGATGCGCTAAGAAGCAGCGCGGCCAATAGCCATATTGAAGGTGACGCAACCACAGCAGAGGCGCGCACAGCGACCACACGCTTGGGTAACTACACCAACATCTTCAAAAATGCCGTTGTTGTTCCAGACACAGATGAGGGCACAGATAAGCATGGCCGCAATCGTGATTTAGCATATCATGTGCTAAAGGTCGGTGTTGAGCAAAAGCTCGATATAGAAAAGGCGATGTTTGCATCCAACGCAAAGGTTGCGGGTAACTCCACAACTGCGCGTGAAATGGCAGGCGCACCTGCTTGGATCAAAACCAACACTTCCCACGGCGCTAACCAAGGCGCTGACCCAGCGGGCACTGGTGCGAACACGCGTACAGATGAGACAACTACCCTCATCGCGTTTTCGCAAGCTCGTTTTGACACAGTTATGCAGTCAATTTGGGAAGAAGGTGGAAAGCCTGACACCGTGTATCTATCTGCATTCCAGATGGATAAAGCCCTCGGCTTCACGGGTAACAATAATCAGCGTTCAGCCGTGCAGGCCGGTGACGAGCGTGTAATCAAATCGCTGGCGGTTTACGTCACTCCGTGGGGTTCTATCGAATTCGTGCCATCGCGCGAAAACCGCTCACGGGACGTGTTCGTAATGCAAGACGACATGTGGAACGTGGCAGTGCTGCGCCCCACCAAAAACGTCGCCTTGGCGAAAACTGGCGATAATACCACCAGACAGATCACCACAGAACTCACAATGGTCTGCAAAAATGAAGCAGCAAGTGGTGGAATTTTCGACAACACCACATCTTAAAACTAGGTGGGGGCGGCTTTGCTGCCCCCTCCCCTTTTTTGGAGCTTCAGATGAAAAAAATATTGGTAAACAGGATCAAGATCAAATGCAGCAAGGGCCGCATTGAAAAGGGCGAAACCGTAGTTTTACCCGATGCCGAGGTGCAGGACATCATTAACTATCGCGCGGATTCAATCACCGTTTTGGAGGATGTGGCAGAGCCGCAGCCTGCGAAAAAAGAAAAGACACGCAAGGTGAAGAATGCCAAGACCGGCGCATAGCACAAAGATTGGTCAGCGGCTCAGCCTCGATGGCGATCAGCTTATAGTGAAGCAGACGTTTGACGGCTCGCAGATGCTGAAAGACGCCGCAAAGGCGCGCGAGCTTAGCCCAAATACCTTTGGGTCTGAACATAAGCTCGCCGGGTTTGTTGATCTGGCGATGGTCAACGAATGGTGCAAGGAGGCAGGCGTTCAATGGACTGACACGGCTGCCGTCAAAGAGGTCATAAAAAAGAAAATGCTCAGCAATGAATTTGGATCGTTGAGGGTTTGGGAGGGCACTTGGTGACATGGAATACACAACCCTCTGGACTGTCGGCCTCACCGCACTGCTTGGGCTTTTCGGCTGGGCTTTGCGTGCCACCTACGCAGAAATCCAGCGAATGCAAATTCTGCTGAACCGCACCCGCGAAGAAATACCCCGCGAATATGTCACCAAATCAGAGCTGCGCGACGACATGAGCCGCGTGATTAACCGTCTGGAGGCGCTGGACGCCAAACTGGACAGAATAATAGAGAACCGCTGAAATGCTCGCCGAGCTTGCCGCCTTTAACGCCGCTTTTGCCACTGTAAAAGCTGCCCTTTCAGCGGGGCGCGACATTACGGATTGCGCCAAGGGAATTGGCGATATGATCGGCGCGCAAGAAACTCTCCGGGCGCGCGGCGAAAAAAAGCAGAACAGCATTTGGTCGGCCTTGGCGGGACGGGACACCAACGATTTTGAAGAATTTATGGCGCTGGAGAAGATCAAAACGCAGCGCGCCGAGCTGATCCAGACGCTACAATTATACGGCCGTCCTGGTCTGAAAGATGATTTTCTGAAGTTTGAGGCAGACGCGCGGAAAAAGCGCCGTCAGGCTGCGCAAGAGGCAGAGGATCAGCGGGAGAATATCTTAACTTGGGTGCTGTTTGGGGCAGTCGCTATCGCCGCGCTTGGCGGCATTGGCGGCCTGCTTTGGATGGCGCTGTATCTCAGGAGTTTGTGATGACAATCGAAGAAAAGCAGCACCTCGATATGCAAGTCTATCAGCGAAACCGCCGCCATATGTGTTGGGGTGCTATGGGTATGATGCTCTTTTGCACCGCAGCGACGATATACGATCCCACCCGGATGGCTGCGGCCGAAAGTATCCTCATGGCTCAATATCTGGCTTTAAGCGCTCTGGTGGGAGCTTATTTCGCAGTCGGTCATAAGGAGGTTTAGATGAACTTTTTGAGCGCATTAATCGGCCCTGTCTTTGATCTTGCCGGGGGCTGGCTGCAATCAAAGGCGCAGACAAAAGCCGCCGAAACAGAGGCAAAGGTTGCCATGAAAAAAGCCGAGGCAAAGGTTTATGAAACCGAGGCAACGTCAGCCATGCTGATGGAGCAGCAGCTCACCAAGCAAATGGAAAGTAGCTGGAAAGACGAATTTTGGGTCATAATTTTCGGCGGAATTTTGGTCGCCTGCTTTCTGCCGTGGACGCAGGAATATGTCAAAAACGGTTTCATTTTTTTGGATACACACACGCCACCGTGGTTTGCCAACTGCCTATATATTAGCATCTCCGCATCCTTTGGCTATCGGATCGGCAAGACCGGCCTTGGCGCTTTAGCCAATAGGAAAAAATGATGGAAGTTTGGCAAATGCTTCTGCTTGCGCTCGTCGCAATTAACACGGCAGCGAACTGCTATCGGCTGCTTCTGGAGTTAGACAGATGAAACAGAACTTTGACAATTGCTTGGCCATGTTGCTGCACCACGAAGGTGGATACGTCGATCATCCAGAGGATCCTGGAGGGGAGACAAATCACGGCGTGACGCGTGCCGTGTATGAGCAATGGCTTGGCCGTCAGGTCATGGACAACGAAATGAAAGCCCTGACGCACGCCGACGTTGCGCCGATCTACCGCAAGAATTACGCCGACCGAGTGCGCTTTGACGATCTGCCCAGTGGGGTGGACTGGAGCTGCTTTGATTGGGCGGTGAATTCCGGGGTGTCACGCAGCGCCAAGGTACTGCAACGCATTGTCGGGGTTGCAGCCGATGGCGCAATAGGGCCGCAGACGTTGCGCGCCGTGGGCAATGTTGAGCCACGAAAAATCATTGAGGACATGCACCAGGCGCGGCAGGCGTTTTACGAGCGGCTCAGCACGTTCAAAACATTTGGGCGCGGCTGGACACGGCGCAACAAAGAAACGCTAGAGCAGTCCCTCAAGATGCTTGACTAGCTACGACAACAGAATACGGGTTGGGCGCGCCGGTGAATTTTTTGCTGCGTATGTCTTGGAGTATTATTTCGGGATCACCGTGCATCACGTTGATGTTCAGCAGGATGATCTATGGTGCAGGCTGCCCGACAACCGCATCTGCACGGTTCAAGTGAAAACAGCCACCGAAACGAAGCACCACAGTAACTATAAAAGCTATGCGTTCAGCCTCGGCACAAGCGGCGCGGATGTTTACTGCTTTGTCGCGGCGGATATTCAGCTCGCGCTGTTTAAAGAGCTGCCAAAAAAATCTGCTGTTAAAAAAAGAATACACCCGCGTGATTTTACACACGCGGGCATGATTAGCTCAGCTGAAGATTGCTTTGGCGTCACGGCTCTGCCACCCGCCAAAACGTGACGTTTTTGTGCCAGTCTTGGACGAGGTGACCTTTATCCACCAACCGCAACACGATTTCGTAAATCGCGTTTTTTGAGGCGCGGCGAGCCATGATCTGCTTGCCGTCTAGCTCGCCCTTGCACATTTCGCGGATGCTTGGGTGGCGCTCTTTGACCTCCCAATACAATGCAATAAAATCTCGCACCTCTTTTTGTGCGTCTGTCATCGGTGCTTTCAATGAAATTTCCTTTCGATTTCCAGACCGCCATCAATCATCTTGAAAACGTATCCCTCAATTTCAAATCTGTCTCTTTCCATCAAGGTCAGCGCGTCATAGAGGCTTTCCATCAGCTCGTCCCTGACCATCTCCCACTTATCAACTTGGAGCATCCCGATGGCGATGTGGGCGCAAAGAACTTTCAGATCACGGTCTAGATCATCGGCAAGCACCTCAAAATCAACCTTGATCACGTTGCCGTTTTTTTTCTTCTTGCTCATTTCAACACCTCCGCGACCAGAGGCAGGAATTGAAGCAGAACATAGAACATCGTGAATAGGCAAAATGCCCCCACGAAATCGCCAAAAATACGCATAAAGTTGGAACTGCGCCAACTAAGCCTATGATCTCCCACAACGGGAGAATTTGGAACTTTTAACAATAAGCCTTTGTTTTTATTTAAAAGGCGTGCCTCCCTACGGGCTGCCACTACTTTCTTAAACATCTGTATTTCCTTTATATTTTTCCAAAATTTGGAACTTTTTTTCAACGAGTTGGAACTTTCTGCCCCAACTATCCTGCCTTACTGCCCGATTTACTATCAGATAATGCCCTCCTCTGATCGAACTTTTTGATGTAGTGAGTCGCCTGTTCAAGCGTTTCGTGACCAAGCCACCCCATCAACTGCGCGGCACTGCCGCCCAATTCTGCTAATTCCATGTCACGGCTTTTACGGAGGCCGTGCGCTGTCTTCTTGACGCCTGCGCGCTGTGCTTTTTTGCTGAACCACTGCGACGCCGATTTCGGCGATCTGCTGTGCCCCTGCTTCGTCACCATAAACGTCATGTGGCGGTCGCCCTGCCCTTCAATGCTGCGCTTGAGGCTTTGCAAATCAACCTCTAGCGGCTTGGCAAATTCTGGCAGGGATCGCGCAAATGGTATCTCCACCGTGGAGTTGGTTTTCTGGCGCTTGTAGCTCAGCCAACCATCACGGCCAACGCAGCCGCGCCCTAGCTTTGTGGCGTCCACCATGGACGCCCCTGTGAAATACAAAAGCTCAAACGCCAACCGTTCGGGCGAATTCGACGGATAGAACTTTCGGAACAGCTCAATCTCATCGCGCGTCCACGGCTCATGCCCATCGCTCTGCGGCACAGGTGCGCGCTCTATCTGGTCGGAGCGGCTTGGATCGGTTTTCAATAAGCCCTCCGTTTTTAAAAATTTGCACAGCCCACGCCACGCTTTCAACTGCGTATGCTGAGCGTGCCGCGTGAAGCCTTTCAGATCGCGCGCTATGACCTCTGGCGTCAATTCGCGGGTGTTGCCGTATTCTTTGGCAATTCGGTCAAGGCATCGCCGCCGCACTGACTTGGTGTTGGCCGCAAGCAACGTGAAATGATCGCTGTCCTTATACTTTACAATGGCCTTGCCAAGCGCGCCGGTCGGCATTGCGTCGGGCGCAAAATCCATGCCCGACAGCTCAACATATTTGGCGAGCCATTGGGGATGCCCCATCGGGAGGTCGGGCAGCGGTTTGCCCTTCTGACCTTTCGGCCGAAAGTAAAACCGCGCGTTGCCCGACGGATATTCGCCAGAGCGATTTAAATGTTTAAGGCGTATTCCCCGCATGGCGCGGCTTCCTCCTCTAACTGAAGCTCAAGCAGAGCCTCTTCTAGCTCTTCCCTGATCCAGAGTTTTACGCCTGCCGCTGAGCGCGGCGATGGCATAAGCCCCTGTCTGACGAGCTTGTCGAAATGTGCGGGGCTGACCCCTAAGTGCGATGCGGCCATTCCTCTTTTCATGGCCGCACTGCCGTTTAATTTTCCTTTACTCATATTCATCTTGTAACCCCCGCCATAGTGATAGCTTGCCAAAAAGATGCGCGTCAACGACGGTCGCTTGACATACTTTAGGGTGGAAAAGTAAGCCGATCAAACTGCATTCCTAGCCCGACGAATAGCCATCAGGTCATCCCAATTTTTATTCATAAAAGTGCCATCGGTGGTTTCAATGTGGCGCTCGACAAACGCATTCGCAAGCTTCATCAGCTCAAAGCCAGCACAATATTTTAGTGTGGCTTTACAATGCTTTGTCTGACTTTTGTCAATTAAAGTATCGTCACAAAAAACTTCAATCCAACCTTCAGCCAGACAATGTTTTATCATTTCAGATATGCTCTGACGGCTGATTTTTGTCTGCGACATAATGTCAGCTTGGCTTGCAGGCACACGGACAGTTTTTGCGTGTACCATCACCCATGCAAAGGCATCTTTTTGAAAAGTTGAGTGCAGCCACTGCTGTAATCTGGTTGAGTTTTCTGGCGTATTTCTGCGGCGCGCATAGGTGAGCTGAAGATCACAAACCGACGCTAAATACCTCATTTTTAGCTCTGCCTCTAATTCATCCAAAGTTTTCACTGTCGTTAACATCATTTGCCACCCATTCTTTTTGTTATATTTACAATTGTGCTTGGATACCATTTGCCGCCCTTGGCCGTAGCCACGCCGAGGCGGTTCATTTGTCTAGCAGTTCCCGCATACCCTAGTCCGCGATCCAGAAAACTTTTGACCATTGGCCAAACGTCCTCTGCATGTTGATCCGCCGCTTTAGCTCGCGCAGCATTGCCTGCTTCGCTGAGCTTTTCAAGTGACGGCGCGCCAAGGGTATGTATTTCCTTACCCTGCGGCGTGACGTGGACGCCGTGCTTGTCTATCTGTTCGCGGATGCGCTGAAGCGCCTCGCCCGACTTTTGCACAAGCTCGTTTCGCTGATGTTCGGCCATCCCTGCAAGTGCAGCAACCGACGCCGAGGTGACAACAGGGTTGTCCGCCACGATCACGTCAATTCCAAGCTCGGCAACTTGTTGCTCTAGGAATTTCAGAGCTTGCCATTTTCGCTCGGCAAATCCGCTGAGCGACGCCAAGGCAAAAACGCTCGAAGTGCTTTTGCAATACGCGAGGCAATCCATCAGCTCGGCTCGCTCATCAAAGGGGCGCTTGGCGCTCCCCGCCTCTATAAACCACTTTGCCGAAAAATCTGGCGCGCCCTTTTTGAGCGACTTGATTTGACGGCGTTGTGTCTCCTGTTTGTCGGGACGTGAACCGTCCGACAAAAATGCTCCCACTTTCATCTGCTTTCTCCTTCCGCAGCACAATATGGATTTTTTGACGGAGCGCAAATCATGCGCTCTCCTCGGTTAAAAAGGGGTCTAAATTCGCCGCCCATAGGGTCAAGCTGACGCGCGCCTGATCGGGTGAATTTGTCACCGCCGCTTTGTAGACTTGTCCGAGGGCGTGAAGATGCTCCATCACGTTGGACATCCGCTGTGAGCCTAATCCGACAGCCTCACTGATTTCGCCTGTTCGGTAATAGCAGTCGCAGTTTTCTTTCAAAAACATCAGCGCGTCGTGCGCCGCCATGATATTTTCTTGGCGGCGGTTGGCGGGGTCTTTATTCGGCCTCGGTTGAGGCTTTTGGTCTTGGACAGGCGCAACAGGTTGGACAGGTTGGACAGGCTGAACAGGTGGGGCGGTTTCGACCTCCCCAACCTCGCCGATCCAAGCGACGCGCCAAGGTGTGCGGCCGTTCGGGTCGTGGATATTGCTGACCAGAATGCAGCGGCATACAGACCCCACAGATAGGTTATTTTTCTGCACCATGGCGGGCGAAATATGCGCGTTTTCCGCAGTGGTTGTGCAGACGCCAAAAGCAGTTTTGCCCCTGGTCATATGTGTCACGATGATTTCGTGTGTTGTCTCAAATTTCATTAGTTCCTCCGGCTAAGTTCAGTTTCGGTTCAGTACAATTAAGCTAGCTTCATTGATATTTATTTACAACACCCAAACGTAATATTTTTTTACAGCGAGCAGATACAGCATTGAAAACCGATAAAAAACAACGTGTTGTGATGTTTGTCAGAGTGACCCCAGAGCTGAAAAACAAGCTCCAACGTCAGGCAAGCAACCAAAATACATCCTTGGCGAAACTGGTTGACCGCATTTTGGCCGCCCACTTTGGGGAGCAGCAAAATGGCTAAATCGCGGAGTCAGATCAGTCGCAGAAACCGCCAGCGCGGCGCTGAGTTGGAGCGCGAAACGGCGGCGTTTCTGTGGGATGAGCTTGGGTTGGTTTTCAAGCGGAATTTGGAACAAGTTCGTACTCAATTTGAAAATGATCTTCAGTGTGAAGATGTCTCCTTCCCTTTTTCAATTGAGTGCAAGCGCAGGAAATCTGGAAACGGAATTCCTGCGGGCGCATGGGAGCAGGCTGTCCAAGCTTCCTCCCGGCTTACAGCCTGCTACCCATGCGTCATCTATAAATATGATTTTCGCGCTGCCAGAGCCGTGGTCAGTTTTTCCGCCATCAGCGAAGCACTCACAGGCGTAAGGGCAGCGGCGGACACAGAGCTGGCCGACATATCAATGCACGGCTTTTGCTACCTCGCGCGCGAGCTAATGGCAGTGAGGGCAGAGCAATGATCGACGGCTTCGTCTGGATCGCTTTCGCCGTCTTTGCTGATGCAGATCAGTGCAACGCATTTATGGAAAAGCATCACCTCTATGAAGGGCTAGATCATCAGTGCGTCATCTTTGATTGGCGGCACGACGAGGAAAAACTTGCACCCGACACATCGCTGCGCCCACAGGCGAGGCCAACCAAATGAGGTATGGCTCGGTGTGCAGCGGCGTAGAGGCCGCAACGGTTGCGTGGCATCCGCTTGGATGGGAGCCGCAATGGTTCAGCGAAATAGAAAAGTTTCCGTCGGCGGTGCTTCAGCACCACTACCCAGACGTGCCGAATTTCGGCGATATGACAAAATTTAAGGAGTGGCCAGATGACAGATCAATCGAGCTTCTTGTTGGAGGAACCCCCTGCCAAAGCTTCAGCGTCGCAGGATTGCGGAAAGGATTGGATGACCCGCGTGGCAACCTCATGCTCACCTACCTTAGCATTGCTGCAAAATATCGGCCCAGATGGGTGGTTTGGGAAAACGTGCCCGGTGTCCTGTCAAGTAACAAAGGACGAGACTTTGGAACCTTCCTTGGGGCGCTGGGGAAAATCGGGTATGGGTTCGCTTACAGACTTTGTGACGCTCAATATTGGGGATTGGCACAGCGACGCAAGCGTGTGTTCGTTGTCGGATACCTTGGAGACTGGCGACGTGCCGCCGCAGTTTTATTTGAGCGCGAAAGCTTGCAAGGGCATCCTCCGCCGAGCAGAGAAACGGGGCAAGAAGTTGCCGGTGCAATTGCACCAGGCGCTGCTGTCAGTGGCGGAGGCGGACTAGCCACAGGCGAAACGACGCTCAGCCCCGTAACCATGTCAATCACTGCATCGCTTGGCAGAGGCGGGGCTGATCTTGCGACAAAGCCCATGGCTTTAGTGCCCGAAACGGCAGGGAGCTTGGACACAGAGTGCGGCGGTGGAAAGCTGACGCACCAGTCTGCGAAAAACGGGCATCTTATATTAGAGCGCGAAGTGATGGGCACGCTGACGGCCAGAGCGCTCGCAGCGCTTGGTGCGCGCGATATTGAGGAGGGCGTTGTTATGCCAGTGGCATTCGACGCTTACAATCAAGAAGCTACGGGCGATGTCAGCAAAACTGTTGCAGCAAGAGCTGACCAAGACACGGCGAGCTGCGTCGCATTCCCCGCCGAGCTGAGCGGCACGCAAAGTGCGACGACGGCCGAGCTGTCGCCAGCTCTTAGCGTAACGCACAAGACAGCGGTGGCTTTTCAATCGTCGCAAAGCGGCGTGAGGCTACAAGATACACACGCCACGCTCGATGCAAACAACGGCAGCCGGCGGCATAATGGCGCGTTGGTGGGCATGCAAGTGCGACGGCTCACTCCGCGTGAATGTGAGCGTCTGCAAGGTTTTCCCGACGATTACACACGCATTCCGTGGCGCAACAAAGCGCCAGAAAATTGTCCCGATGGGCCGAGGTACAAGGCCATGGGCAACAGCATGGCTGTGCCGGTGATGCGGTGGATCGGCGAGCGTATTCAAATGGTGGAGGACATTACATGAGCGCCGCCATTTGCCCCGAATGCCAAGGAGAACAGCAAGTCCAATACGAAAGCGTCATGGGAACCACCATGAGCGGTGCGTGGCTCGGCGAGGTCTGGGCGGACTGCGAAACCTGCGGCGGTGATGGTGAAATCGAGCTGGAGGATGACGATGAATAAAGAGTTGAACGCGACGATGCACCTGATGCGTCACGAACTTGAAACACTGGAAACGGAATTGGGGCGGGACCCGGAGCGGCCCACACAGCGCCAGAGAGCGCAGGGGCTGCTCCAACTCTTGCTGATGCTAGAACGGCAGATCAGCGGGGTTGAGGTATGACGCCTTATACTTTGCCAGACGGCAACGTCTTAGTCAGTTTTTCTGGCGGCAGAACGTCTGGTTATATGCTGCACGAAATATTGCAAGCCAACGGCGATCTGCCATCGCGCTGCAAGGTTACATTCGCAAATACTGGGCGCGAAATGCCCGAAACGCTCGACTTTGTGCAGGAGGTTTCAGAGCGCTGGGCTGTGCCTGTTACATGGCTAGAGTACCGCAAAGATAAGCCAAAGTTTGAGGCTGTATCGCACAACAGCGCAGCGCGTGATGGCGAGCC